AATGATGATGTCGCCTGACTTCTCAGCTTTACTGGCTGGGACAATCAATTTTTGGTTCCTTGATCGCACTTTAGCCAAGCGTGGGTTATGAATTTAGAGATAGCCGCCTCACTATGCCGTCAATTTGAGGGCTATCGGGCTAGGCCGTATTTATGTCCAGCAGGTGTGCCAACCGTGGGCTACGGGTCAACGTACTACGCTGATGGGCGCAAGGTAACCCTTGAGGATGCTTCAATGGATGAGCCAACAGCTAGGGCGCTTTTGATGTTTGAGTTGGAGCATACCTACTTGCTCGGTGTTCTGCGGCATTGCCCCATCTTGGCAACTGATGAGCGCAAGTGCAACGGAGCCGTGGATTTTGCTTATAACCTTGGCGTTGGGCGACTTCAAACCTCTACCCTTAAACGTAAAATTAACGCACAGGATTGGGAAGGAGCCAAGGAGCAGTTGAAGTTATGGAACAAAGGCGGCGGTAAAGTTTTGGCTGGTTTGACCAAACGTCGAGCGGCTGAGTGCGCCTTGTTTTAATTGAAAAGGCAGACTAAAATGTTTCAACAAATCCACAAGGTGAACGCATGGCAACCGCATCCGTAATGACCTACACATCGCTAGTTGAGAACATCCAATCCTACTTGGAAAGGGATGACACAGCTACCGTCGATAAAATACCGCTTTTTATCATGTTGGCAGAGCAAATCATTGCCAGCCAGATCAAGTTCTTGGGTAACTTGACAGTCAACACAAGCACCATGACCACAAGTACGTCAATTATTGACAAGCCTGCGCGTTGGCATAAAACAGTCTCAATGAATATTACTGTTTCTGGTGAGCGCCAACCAGTTCTTTTGCGTAAGTACGAGTATTTGCGCGAGTATTGGCCTAACGCAAACTCTACGGGAATCCCTGAGTTTTACAGTGATTACGACTACACGCATTGGCTTGTAGCCCCAACACCTGATGCGGCTTACACGTTTGAAGTCTTGTACTACGAGCGTATTCAACCCTTGGATTCTGCCAATCAAACCAATTGGTTCACCATCTACGCGCCTCAAGCGTTGCTTTATGGGTCTTTGTTGCAAGCAATGCCATTCCTCAAAAATGATGATCGAATGACTATGTGGAAGGCAAACTATGACCAAATCATGCAAACCTTAATGGCTGAAGACAAGTTGCGTATTGCTGATCGTCAAGCCGTAGTGATGGACAGTTAAGGATAAATTATGAGTTACAACAGCCCCTTCACGGGTAATGTCATCCAACCAACGGATGTTTCATACCGCGACATAACAATTACAAATACAACGCTTCAGTTGGAATGGCCTATCAACGGCACCACAACTGATGATGCCGCCGCTCGTATTATGGAGGTAGCGACTACTGGGGTTTCAGAGTTGTGGATGCCCCCTGCTAATCAGTCTTCGGTAGGTAACGATGCGTTGATTCGTAACACTGGCGGTGAAGACTTTGATGTCATGGACTATGCGGGTATCAACACGATTGTGACGGTGTTGGCAGGCGAGGCTCAGTACATCTACATTACCGACAACTCAACCGAGGAGGGTGTTTGGGGCATCATTGCCTATGGTATTGGTTCTTCTGGTCAAGATGCGGCAACCCTTGCAGGGTATGGTCTCTTGGCTATTGGTCAGACACTGAACCAGTCTCAGCCCGTCACTACCTTTTCTAGCGATTACACGGCACTGACAACAGACCGCTCTAGCACCTATGTGTGGACTGGTGGTGCAGGAACTTTGACTCTGACTCTTGCGTCTACGCTTGGTGACAATTGGTTTATGTTCTTGCGCAATAGCGGAACAGGTTCGTTGACTGTGACAGGAACTGGTGGAAATACCATCAATGGTTCTAGTTCCATCATTCTTCAGCCAACAGATTCCTGCATTATTGTGTGCAGTGGAACGACTTTTTACACCGTAGGTCTTGGTAAATCAACGCAGTTTGCGTTTACCCAATTATCTAAAGCTGTTTTGTCTGGAAGCTACACCCTAACCGCTTCAGAGGCGTCTAACGTCATTCAGAAGTACACAGGTGCGTTAACAGGAAACGTAACAATTGTGGTGCCTGCTACGGTTCAGGTGTACTACATCGTAAATGAAACATCAGGTGCTTACACCGTCACAATCACAACAGGTTCTGGCGGAACTGCTGTTTTGACCGCAGGCAGTCAAGCTACGTTGGTTTGCGATTCTGTGAACCTGTACAACGCAAACACAGTTCTTGCTGGTGCCTCAGTTGTAAGTTTGAATAATGGCTCCGTTGGCGCACCGTCTTTGAATTTTGCATCAGAAACAACAACAGGTATTTATCGCGCCGCTTCGGGTGAATTTAATACGACAATTCTTGGTGTTTTGAGGTCAACAGTTTCTGCATCTGGGCTTGCAATTGTTGGAACTGGAACTTTTAGTGGTGGTGTGCTTGGAGGCACATTTTGACCAAAAAGGTTTTTACATTAGACACCCAGCCCGGCGTCCAGCGGGACGGAACCGTGTTCGATGCAAACGCTTATATTGATGGTAGGTGGGTTCGTTTTCAACGAGGTCGCCCTCGTAAAATTGGTGGTTACAGGGCTATTGTTCAAAATGCACATGGGTACTCTCGCGGTATTTATGTCAACTCCGTTGATGGAAACAATCAAGTTTTTAACGGTTACGACGATGGGTTGGAAATTGTCAACATTGATAACGACGGGATTGGGTCGGGGATAAACCAGTTCACGTTCACAGGCCCAGTGCTGACACTTAGCACGCTTGTTGGTGGTTCTGGTTATGTAAACGCCACCTACACGGCTGTTCCCCTAACGGGTGGATCAGGCTCAGGGGCGCAGGCTACTATTGTAGTTTCTGGCACAGCCGTTACCTCTGTGACCATAACGACTATCGGTAATGATTACGTTGTTGGGAATACGTTGAGCGCTTCAAACACCAACCTTGGTGGTAGCGGTTCTGGGTTCTTAATTACAGTTGCCACAATTACTACTTTCACAGCAAACGATTTAAACCTATGGCAATTTGATTCAAGTTTTGACTCGCAGGGTTCTGGTGATCAATTGTTAGTAGCACACGCTGGACAAAACCTTGCACAGATTGATGCAATTGCTTTGTCACCAGTTCTTGCTGGCGACATTGCTGGGCTTACATTGTCTCCTCTTGTAGACTCTTCTGGAACAGCCCCAACAGGCGACATCATTGAAGTTGCTGGTGGTGTGGTTGTACTGCACCCGTATATTTTTGTGTATGGGGACAATGGGTTAATTAAAAATTGCGTTGCTGGTGATCCCTTTGATTGGAACGGCCCTGACTCCAACGAGACCAACGTAGCCTCTACAAAAATTGTTAAGGGTCTTCCTGTGCGCGGTGGATCAAATGCACCGTCTGGTTTGTTTTGGTCGTTAGATTCTTTGATTCGCGTGTCCTACACCCCAACCACAATTACTGTTGGCGTCACATCTAGTACCTTCTTTTGGCGCTATGACATCATCTCTAGCCAATCATCGATTCTTTCCAGTCAGTCTGTGATTGAGTACGACGGCATTTATTATTGGTGTGGATCAGATAGGTTTTTGCTTTACAACGGTGTAGTTAAAGAAATTACAAACACGTTCAACCAAAATTACTTTTTTGACAATTTAAATTACGCACAACGCCAAAAAGTTTATGCCAACAAGGTTCCTCGTTTTGGAGAAATTTGGTGGTACTTTCCTTCTGGAGACTCTGAGGAGTGCAATGATGCGGTAATTTATAACGTGCGAGAAAACATTTGGTACGACGCTGGTGAGGCATTAGGTGCGAATAGGTCGGCTGGGTATTTCTCTCAAGTGTTTCACTACCCAATCAATGCAGGTACAACCAAGACCACACAAGATTTACTTTTCTCAGCATCTATTGCAACAACCAATAGCAGTGCCAACATTACGATTGCCCCTAACAATTTGGTTGCTGTTGGGCAGTTAGTTATATCAACTAGTTTGCCTGCTAACAGTTTAATAAACGCTATTGTTGCAACCTTGGCATCTCCTACAGCGGTGTCTGGCGTGTCTGGTGCAAGCACAATTGTGGTTAACAGTGCCACAGGCATTTTGCTCAATCAAGCTGTAACTGGAACAGGTATAGGCGTTGGAGCGGTTGTCACGGTCATTGCTGGTACAACAATCACATTGTCAGTTGTCAACAGTGGAACTGTGTCTGGTGCGCTTTCTTTTGCTGGTTTGACTTTAACGCTATCTTTGGCGGCTACAGCAACAACAATTGAGACTGCTACCTTTAATACTGTGGCTGGATTGGTTACGCTGTGGCAACACGAAACAGGGGTAGACGAAGTAGTAGCAACCACTTCAAATGCCATTGAAAGTTATTTTGAAACATCGGACTTGGGTTGGGTGCAGGGTGGCCCGCCCCAGACCTCGCCAGTTGGGGATAATGTTTGGCTTCGCTTGGAGCGTGTTGAGCCTGATTTCATTCAGACTGGCGAGATGACTTTCAGGGTGATTGGTCGATCTTTTGCAAAGTCTGCGGATGTCACATCTGACCCTTACCCTTTTGATCCTGATACGGGCAAAATTGACATGAGAGAACAACGACGCGAGATTCGATTGTTTTTTAAGAGCAATGTGGAGGGCGGTGACTACCAAATGGGTCGAGTTTTACTTAGCGCCACCGTTGGTGATGTGAGACCATAATGCTTGCCGTTGTCTACGACCCTCGTTACCACACCTTTGACTCATGGGCGTCAATTATGTGTGAGGCTTATGCTGGGCAACAGTTATCAATTCCAAACGAACAAACCGATTGGAAACAGTGGGCAACGGGTTTGAAAGCAATTGATGTGTTTACAAATGAGGGCATACCTAGCCCTGACATCTACGATGATTGGCACGATTGGGCGGCGGCTCTAGTCGGTGCTGTTAACCAAAAGGTTAAGTGAGATGGCAATATCAGACCAACAAATATTTGACTGGTTAGTAGCAAATCCTACTGCGGATGATGCAACTATTGCCGCCATCATGGATCAGTTTGATGTGACTCCAGCGGATGTTGCTCGTGCTACAGGTACTGATGTTGCGGACATTCAATCTCGATATGAAGCGGTTATTGAAGAACCAACTGTTATTGAAACCCCACCTACTGGCGGTTTAAATGCTGTTTCTGTTGCATCAGAGCCAACTTATACGTCGTATGAAACAGAGTCTGGAACCGTATACGAACCTGTTTACGAGCCACCTTCACTACCAAATGAGCCTGTTTACGAGCCTCCTCCT